TGCTTTTGAGCTGATCAAACCTCTTGCAGAGGTCGACTTCGAGGCTGGACATGCGTGTCTCCCGACAGGGCATGGCGCATTGATACCGCAAACTGCCGGGAGACGGTAGGATTTTTTGCTGGTTTGGCTTAGGTGCTGCGCTTTGAGCGCGGTGGCGGTCTGAAATCGCCGTTACTGGTCGCTATCGGTGTGCGCTCTGCCGCGAGCAGCACTGCATCAGCGTAATCCGTGGACCTGCCCAGCCGTTTGATGATGTCCTCCTTGCTCTCGACCTTGATGCCGTTGGCCTGCAGCCAGTAGCGCGGCGCGCACAGTTCGGACTTGAGGCGCTGGTTTCGGGGCAATGCGACTTTGCGACCGTTCGCCGGGTTGAGCAGGTCGCGGAATTGCCACCAGAGCTTGGCTCGTATGTTGATGAAATTGAAAATACCGGACCAATCCGTAGCGCCTTTGCATCCAGCCGCCACGTTCACTGGCACCGTGCGGGTTTCGATGGCACTCTCTAACTGATCAACCACGCTGCCACCGGGACCAATTGCGTCAACATGCACGGGACACATTGAGTCGCCAACCAGTGTTAGTATTTTGGCGCACACGTCGCCTCCGGTTTTCATCTGATGGCCCGGATAAACCTTTAGCTCGTGGTAGTACCAGTCCTCACGCATCGCAATCACGGTATCGTCCTTGCCGCCACGCGAGACATCCACGCCCGTGCTAGTTATGTTGTGTGAGATGAACTCGCGCGGCTCCCAACGTGCCATGGCAATTTCTACCCACTCGCTGGGGATGATCTGCCACTCTCCATCTACTCTGCCAGCGGTAAAGTCACCGAGCAGCATCTGGCTACGCAATGGCTCAGGTAGAGCTTGTAGCTCACGCAGGTATTCAGAGTCGAGGTATTTGTTATCGTGCACGCGCGCTGGAATGAAGGTAAATGATTTGGGATAAATCCATTTATCGTGTTCGTCGGTCGGGCTGGGATTCAGAACAGGATCGCCGTTCGGCTGCTCCTCCATGATACCGGCGACAGTGGTGTAGTAACGCAATTCGCCTGGTGGTGTTGGGTATTTTGGATGATGTGGATCGAGCCAGGCCCCAAACATTTCGTATAGCCACATGCCGTCTGAGTTAGTTGGTGGGTTGGAGCACAGGAGAACCCTGGTTCTTTGCCTCGCGTATTGCCCTGGAACACCCTGGTCAAACAGCTCTGTGGATCGCGTCCAACCCATCAAAAACATGGCCTGAGAGCCAAGGAAGTTCGCGGCCTCATCCAACACCAGTAAGTCGCGCGGGATGCCCTGCCATTTGTCTTCGTCGCCGAGGTTTGGGCAGGAGCCGAACATAATGAACCGGGTGCGCCCATCCCACGCAGGGATAACCCATTCCTTGTCTTGTTTGGAATAGCCATCGCGCTTAGGGTCGATGATTGAAGATATTTCCTTGATGATCCCCTTCATCTGGGTGGCTTCGCGCCTCATGATGAGAGCCTGATCGTGTCGCGTTATTGCCATTCCACAGGCTAGCGCGGTCTTTCCCCCGCCCGCAGCGCCACCGTAAAGAACCACGTCTGCAGGGGAAAACATGGCGTCTTCCTGCGGGCCTTTTTGCGGAACCCAGGGGATGGAGTCAATGTACTTTTGAAGTTTCGCGTTGATCTCTGGCACGCTGCATGATCTCGCGCATGACCTCTTCCGAGAATCGGTTGGTGTCGACGGCTACAGCGCCGTGGTGATTGTGGTCGTGCTCCTGCTTGTCGCGCCACTGCTCCGGCCTGCGGTTCTTGAGCCAGAAAATCATGCTGGTGGGGTCTGGCGGGTAATGCTTTGTGACCTCGTAAGTGATGATCTCGCCGGCGTTGTTGAACACTTTGACCTCGGGATGACTGTAGCCCAGCGCCCGCTCATACAGGGACTTTTCGACCTGCGCGTCTGCCACTTCCTTGCCTTGCTTTAGGGAGTGCAAAAACTCCGGGTGCGCATCTTTCCAGTGGTTGAGCGTTCGCACTGAGACCTTGAAGAATTTAGCCATCTCCTTATCGGTCCAACCCTTCTCGCACAAAGCAACGGCCTGCATTGGGTACTCAGGCTTATACGCAGAAGGCCTGCCGCCTTTGGCTTTCGCCTTCGGTTTGGTTTTGGCCTTGGTCACACACTCCTCCTAACGCCCGGCTTCCCAGCCTGCAGTCCTCGACGCCTGGCATACACCGGCGCGTGCAGTCCGGGGATGTTATCAGGCACGGTCTCGACGATGAGGTAAGGCTCCATCTCCTTCCGCCAGTTCATCGCACGCTGCTGGAATCCGAAGTCCCTGGGCTTGAACTCACTGCGGTGCTTGCGCTGCGCGAGTCGGCTGGGCTCAGGTATCGACAGCGTAGCGCCGGTGCTGCTGAACGTCACGGTTGCCACCAGCTCATTGTGCTTGAGCGCCTTGATTTCGCTCACGTCGATCACAGCCCATTCCTCATCGTAATCACCCCGGAACTTCTCGGCCATCGTGCCCATGCCCAGCGTATGGCTGCAGAACTGGTTCAGCACTGCGGCTGCCGTGCGGCGCGCGATGATGACAGGAGTTGGTGGAGTTTTTTCAGACACTGTGCGTCAGCCTCCTCGGAGTGGGATTTATCATACACATGTTCAATGCGCGTTGGGCCTTTTTGCTCCAGCGCCTCGATTGCGCGCCGGATTGTCTGCGGCTTTGCGATCATTTTTTGCATGTCACCTCCACCACACGCCAATAACAATAGCGACCAACAACAGCCCCGCCGACAGAATTAATAAAACTGCAGCCAGCGGCTCAATCAGGCTCACAGTAGCGCCGCCTGGTTGTGCGCACTGTGCGGCGCGCTGATTGGTGTGAGGGTCACGACGACGCGGCCGGGCGCAAGTTTCGGGTGCATGCGAATGTGCAGGTCGATGATCTGGCTGTCGTCGTCGTACAGGCCGGCAGCGCCCAGCGCATCGAGCAAGCCCTTGCAGTAGTTATCGCAATCCCGGCGACGGTTGCAGGGCGGGTGCAGGTCCACTGTGCAGGCGATGGGCCCGGAGAACTTGTGTGTGATGTTCTCGACCAAGAAGTGCTCCAGCACATCCTGCTTGAATTTTTTACCAGCCTCGTTGATGTATCGCATCACGATTTGTCGTTTACCTTTGCCGACAACGCGGGTGCCCCAGTAGGTGTTGACCGAGGGCGGGAATGGCAGCTCGATTGTCAGCCCTTGCGCTTGCGCTCCCACGCGATCCTGATGTGCGTCTCGATCATCGACCGCAGGTGTGGCGGGACTTGCTCCAGTGCTGCGCGGCGTGCTTCCAGGCTGGGCAGAGCCATGATCTGCGCTGCCCACTGCCGTGGCCTGGTCTCCGGTGGCGCGTCCATAGGCGTCCTCGATCTGGCTCAGTACGCTGGGCAGGATTTCGCTGATGTGGCGCGGGCCGGTCATTGGACAGCCTGCAGCAGGTCGATTTTCGGTAATGGGAAATCGAGAACGCGGCCCTTGTGGAACTGCATCGACTCGTGCATCTCCAGGCCGATGGTGCCCTCGTAGGCGTCGTGGCGCTGCTTCTCGACGATGAGCCGCTGATCGGGTCGCTGGAGGTATTCCAGTTCGCTGTCGGAGAGCGGCGTCTTGGGGTTGTTCTGCTTGCGCTTGAGTTCGTACTTGCGCTTGTCAGACCAATGGATGATCACGTTATCGACCAGGTCGGTCAGCTCTCCAGCACCGCGCACATCCCACTTGGTCGGGATTTTTATCGAGCCTTCGCCGCTCGGTTTGCGGACGTGGCAGACCAGGTGGATATGGATCCCGAACACCTTCGCGGTAGCGCACAGTGCGTCGATGAAATACTTCTCCGCGCCGCGCTCGCCATAGGGCAACCCGCACTTGGTCAGGGAGTCGATCAGGATGTGCTTGCAGCCCAGGTCTTTGGCCATGTAAAACACGGCGCCCAGCACGCGACTGGAGGGACTGGTATCCAGGTGGTCGTAGTACGCCAGGTGCTTGTGATTCCAGAGACTCCACTGGCGGACGAAGTCCAGTGTCGGATTCTTGGTGCCTGCTGCCTGTTGGCACATGCGCTGCTGAGTGACGCCGACCGGCATTTCGAACGACATGATGCCCGCGGGCTCACCCTGCAGCGCGAACCACATGGCCATTTGCCCAGTGACCACGGACTTGAAATGGCCGTTCATGCCGGCGTGGATCGTGACCTCGCCTGGCCGGAAACGGATTTTCTCCTCGGTATCCCGCCAGGGCAGTTTTGCACCGGTCAGTCTATCGCTCTCGCCGAAGCGCTCCAGCAGGTCGTTGAGCCAGTGATCACCCCAGTGGATTTTCTGGGATTCCTGCTGGCCGAGGAACTCCAAGAGATCCCGGTCGGTGTAGCTGAAATCCTGGTTTGAGAAGTTCAATCGATTATCTCCCGATGAACGCCTGTGGCGGCGCCGTCCTGTTGATTCCATTTCACGTGGAGCTTCATGCCGTTCCTCCAGGTAGCTTCCCAGTCGGACATGAGTTTTCCGGTTGACCGCCAGTAATCCGCCCACTGCTCGGTCGCGGCGTCGACGTCGATGCCAGGGGTTTTCTCAGCAGCCCACTCGCGCATCCGGTCGGTGACTTCGAAATTTTCCGGGACCTTGGTCTTTCCGGTTCGCCGCACTGCGGCACCCTTCCCGGTTCTTTCTTGGTTCTTTCCCGGTTTATTACCCGATTTCGGGTAAACTCCATTACCCGTTTTCGGGTAAACTGATAGCCCGATTTCGGGTAAACTCGGTTTTTCGTCCACTTCTTCGAGTTCACCCGATTTCGGGTAAACAGTTGCCCCGATTTCGGGTAAAGTCTCCTTTTCAGAAGTTGCCCCGATTTCGGGTGAACTGTTCGCCCGTTTTCGGGTAAAGTTAATTCGGTAATTTGGTGTCGCACCGCGCCTCTTATCGAACTCAATCAGCCCCTTTTCCGCCAACATATCGAGCGCCACTGGAATGGTTTTTTTGTCCAACCCGGTCGCCTCCGAGATGAATTTCACAGAAGGATTACAGCGACCAGTGCCGTCGTTGTGGCAGTTCGCCAGGCACAACAACACGAGCTTTGCGGAGGCTGGTTTCACCAGTTGATCCCATACCCAATCTGATGCATCTCTGCTCAAACACTTACACCTGCACCTGCTCTCGCAGCCCTCTTCCTGGTCCGCACAAACGCCATCAGTTCAGCCTTGAGCAGCCAGTCAGGAATGGGGTTCCCTGCAGCCCTTTCAGCCTTGCCCATCTCCAGTGTGAGGCGATCCAGCTCAGGCTCAGCGACCTTAAAAAACCGGTCCATGTCCTGCTCGGTGGCAACCCGAGATTCGTCATTGCTCATCAGAATCGAGCCATCGATCCCGGTGAAGTGGCTGAAGTGGAAAGGTCTGGGCATAGATCAAGCCGCCGAGGTATTGAAAAGATCGGGCCGCAATTCGTAGCGAATTTTCAGCTCCTGCTTCTCCGGAATCGGAGCGCCATCCTTCCATTGGCAGACAGCGGAGCGTTCTATTTTCAGCGCGCGGGCGAGTTCAGCCTGACTGCCGAAAATTGCCACAGCGACTTCCTTGGTGATGGGCTCTCGTTTCATTGTTCTATCCTGTGTAGAAATCTTATCTTATGGTAGAGCAGGCTGAACTACAAATCAAGCGCAAGCAAAAACCCACCGCTAAACTAATATATCATTTTTTTGTTCAGGGGGCTTGACGAACATGGTTTAGGCATCTAATCTCTTTTCAAACACCACCGGCGAGGAGAGCAGCATGAAAACCGATAAGAACACAGTCACCGTAAACATCACGTCCCGATGGGACTCCAGCAACATCTTGTTCAGTGCCGAGGTCGGCGCGGAAATAGCCGAGAACCTGCGCGTCAAGGTTGCGCTGGAAATCGGGGTCAATGCCCGAGCCTACCTCGCCAGAGCCAACCTCGCCGGAGCCAACCTCGCCAGAGCCAACCTCGCCGGAGCCAACCTCGCCGGAGCCAACCTCGACGGAGCCAACCTCGCCGGAGCCAACCTCGACGGAGCCAACCTCGACGGAGCCTACCTCGCCAGAGCCAACCTCGCCGGAGCCTACCTCGCCAGAGCCAACCTCGACGGAGCCAACCTCGACGGAGCCAACCTCGACGGAGCCTACCTCGCCAGAGCCAACCTCGACGGAGCCAACCTCGACGGAGCCAACCTCGACGGAGCCAACCTCGCCGGAGCCAACCTCGACGGAGCCAACCTCGACGGAGCCTACCTCGCCGGAGCCGACCTCGCCGGAGCCTACCTCGCCGGAGCCTACCTCGCCAGAGCCAACCTCGACGGAGCCTACCTCGACGATAAATCTGTATTAACCGGCGAGCGCCCGATTTTCATGCTCGGCCCCATCGGCTCGGAATCGCGCACGTTCGTCGCCTACATCACAGCGAGCGGGCTGCGCCTGCGCGCCGGTTGCTTCTTCGGCACGCGCGAACAGTTCCTGGCGAAGCTGGATAACAAGCACGGCATGGCCACTGTTCACGCCCGTGAGTACCACGCGGCGTTGGCCATGATAGATGCGCACTGCAAGCTGTGGACGCCTAAAGCAGACGAGACGGAAGCCGCAGCATGAACCGCCGCGAATCACTAGAACCACTCCGCTGCCGCCTGCTGGGCTACGGAGTGCTGTTTGTTTATGCCCTCGTGTGGGGCCTTTCGTTGATCTACATCAAGGAGATTTTATGAGACTCACGATTGAAGTTGAATTTGATGCCGACTGCCACGTCAGTGGCGACGATAAGGTGACTCTGAGAGCGCTGCGCTTACCGGGATGCTTCCAGAACCTGCTGCCGTACTTGTCTCCTGTCGAGCAGGTGAAAGCGCAGGCTGAGATAGAGTCTGCAGTAGAGCGCGCTGTTATCGAGAAGGCCGACGCGATCCGCGAGCGCAAGGAGATGCGCGGGGATATCGCCCGCGAGTTTCAGCGCGAGGAGTTGGCCAGCCGGGAAAGCCAGCGGGGTTTTCGATGAACGCGCCAGAGCCGGTAGTAACGCCGGTCCGCGAGCGCCCGCAGTACGCACCAGGCTGGTACCGCGACCTCACCAACGAGGAGTATCACGGCAGCAGCGGCTACAGCTCCAGCCAGATCAAAACGCTGATCGAGCAAACGCCCGCGCACTTGCGGCACAGCTTCACCGTGCAGAAGGAATCCACGGCCAACATGCTGCTGGGTACTGCGGTCCACGCGCTGATACTGGAGCCGGAAAAGTTCCACGGTGAGTTTGCCATTTCGGAGAAGTACGACGG